CCGACTGAAATGCCGATGCAACCTGAAATGCCACCAGAAGGAATGATGTAATGGCACTAGGCCCATTGTCCAGTGACGTAGTATTGACGCCTGAGCAGCGCGCTGCCCGAAGGGCCGCGGCTAACACACCGCCTCCCGGAACGTCTATTGTCGGCCCAACCGCTGGCAAAAAACCACTTGCATTTGGGACTGGTAATACGTTCAATGTTGGTGAGGGCCAAGAAGTTCGCCTTGTGGATGCGGGCGGTAATGTTATCTTCAGCGGTTCTGGCGCTGAAGGTGCGAAACAAGCGGTTGCCGCAGCCCAGAGTCTTAGCGATGACTTGGGCAAAGACGCTGCCTTTACAATACAAACTGGCGAACGCACCATAAATCCTGATGGAAGCGTGGGCGGAACCCGTTACATTGACGTTGCCCGCGCAGCCCCGTCGCAAAGCGGCCTTGGGTTTTTAGCGGATAGTGTGCTGCCGTTTGCCGCATCATTCATTCCAGTTATTGGGCCAGTGGCTGGCGCGGCTCTCGGCTCCGCCGCCTCAAGCGCAGCGCAGGGTCGTGGCCTTGAAGATGCTTTGAAGCGCGCCGCTATCGCTGCTGGCACGACATATCTTGGGGGTAAAGCGTTTGGCCCGTCCAGCCCCTCAACGACCGCGCCAATGACTGGCGTCAACGCAGACTTAATACCAAATGCGCTCCAAGGTTTAAACTTTGGCCCCCTCGCAAGCGCAGCAATTCCGGCTGGCGTCGGTGGCGCGGCGGGCGATATCATCGTAAATGCAACGAGAGCAATCGCGCCTAACCTTGCTGGCTCAGCAGTTGGCGGTGTGCTTGGCTCAGCGGTTGCATCGCAAGTAGGCGCGCCAAACCAACGCAACGTGGTTGACGGCATTGACCAAGAAACTGGCGAAATTGTTGTATCGACTAGACCAGACCCTATAGCAGTCACGCAAAATCCCGGTCTGGGGTCAGCTCTCGCCGGTCTACCTGCGCTCACTGAACTAGCTATGGACCCAACGCTAACACCGCCACAGCCTGAAGATATTGTCGTGAGCGGTAACCGCCCTGTACCAAAAACTGTCGTTCCCGATGAACTCGCGGCGGCTGGGTCTGTGCTTGCTGGTCTCGGCTTATCGCAAGTACCAACACCCGACAAAGCACTGACGGGGACATCGTCTATTCTTAAGAGCGATGACGTTCTCGGTACTGGCCTGAACCTATCTCAACTTATTTCCATTGGCGGTATCGGAACCAATCTTCTAGGCAGCCTTTTAGCTGGCGGCGATGGTACTGGAACAGGAACAGGAGTGCCGTATGTTTCCCCGTTCGGTGCAGGCGCGGGCGTAGGTATAGGCGCAGGCCGAGATATGCGCGCCAATCCAAACATAACGGACTATGAGCGGTATGGTTTTGGTCCGGAAGCTATGTTCTTCCAGCCGGGATACGGCCTCCTTAACTCTGCGGCTCCGGCTCCTGCTCCCGCCCCAGCTTTACCCCAAGCACCGCCCGCGATGGTAACTAACCCTAGATACGAGCCGTTGATTTAATGGACCCAATGACAAAAGCTAACCACGCAAAGCGCCTTCTTGAGGATGAAATTCTCAAGGAGGCATTCGACGCAGTGGAACGAGATATTTTTGAAGAGTGGCGCAGGTCGGCTCATACTGACTATGGCGGACGCTCTGACATGTTTCACACGCTCAAAGGACTTGAGCGGTTGAAAGCCCGCCTACAGGCAATCCTTGACGACGGCTTAGTCGCCAAATCAAGGAGTTAACATTTAATAAAGAAGGTGCTATATGACGGAACAAGTCGGCAACCCCAGTGGTGGGATCGGCCTCCACGAAGCAACACTAGCCATCGACCAACTGCTTGGCCCTGATGAGGACACCCAAGACGAGGCCGAGGCGCAAGAGCCTGAAGAGGCTCAAGGCTATGAGGAAGAAACTGACGCCGAGAATTACTCGGAAGAAGATGAAGCCGAAGAGTCTGACCCGGATGAAGAGTACAACACAGAAGAGGTTATCGAACAGGAACTTCCTGACGATCTAACCATCAAGGTTAAACTTGACGGTGAAGAAACGGAAGTCACCCTTGACGAACTTCGGAAAGGTTATTCTCGTTATTCGGATTACACACGGAAAACTCAGGCATTAGCCGAAGAACGCAAGTCGTTCCATAGCGAAGCCGAAGCGATCCGTATGGAACGCGCTCAATACGCGGAACTGCTCCCCGTGCTTAAAGCACAACTTGAGGTGCAGTCCGAGGCTGAGCCTGATTGGGACAATCTTTATAATGAAGACCCCATTGAGGCGGCGCGGTTAGAACGGCATTGGAATAAGTCTCGTCAGGAACGAGTCGCTAAACTTCAGGCGATTAATACTGAACAGCAGCGAATTGCTGAAGAGATGGCCAAAGAGCAACAGCGGGCGTTGGCTGACATTGTACAGTCAGAGCGCGCCAAACTCACGGAAGTCATTCCTGAATGGAAAGACGAAGGCACAATGCAAAGCGAAGCTAAGGAACTTCGTGAATGGGCTTTGAATAACGGGTTTAGCGAACGCGACCTGAGTGCACTTGTTCAAGCCAGTCACGTCTCAATCCTGCGCAAAGCGATGATGTTTGACAAGGGTTCGAAGAAAGTGGAAAAAGCGAAAGCACAGCCAAAGAAGGTTGCGCGGATCGTCCGTCCCGGTTCTTCAGGTACTCAAGTCAACACACGTTCTTCCGATGTAAAGAAAGCGTCCCAGCGCCTTGCGCGTACAGGCCGTGTCGCAGACGCAGCGGCCCTGTTGGATAAACTCATTTAACAAGGATGTGAACTAATGGCTATTGTAGCAAATACTTTTACCCGGTACTCAGCTATCGGTATTCGTGAAGACCTGTCGAACGTTATCTATAACATCTCGCCAGAAGAAACTCCGTTCATTTCGAACATTGGCCGCGAGAGCGTCAAGAACACCTACTTCGAATGGCAGACCGACGCTTTGGCTGCGGCCTCGGCTTCTAACGCCGCACTCGAAGGTGACGACATTTCTTCGTTCACTGCTGTTACGCCAACCTCACGCGTTGGTAACTACACGCAAATCAGCACGAAGAACGTCGTAATCTCCGGTACGCTTGAAGCAGTCGATAAGGCTGGTCGTCGTAACGAAATGACCTACCAGCTTGCAAAGCTGGGTTCGGAACTGAAGCGCGACATGGAAAGCGCATTGCTTGCCAACCAAGCTTCGGTTGCTGGTAACACCACCACTGCACGTCGTACTGCTGGTCTGCCTGCTTGGTTGACCTCGAACACCTCGTTCGGTTCAGGCGGTGCGAACCCAACTGTTGGCTCGACCCCAACTGCTGCTCGTACCGATGGTACGCAGCGTGCGTTCACAGAAACACTTCTGAAGAACGTAATCCAGCAGGTCTGGACTTCGGGTGGTACACCTAAGATGCTGATGACCGGTCCTTTCAACAAGGTCGCCGCTTCTGCATTCACCGGTATCGCAACTCGTTTCCGTGACGTTCCTGCTGGCCAGCAGGCACAGATCATCGGCGCAGCCGACGTTTATGTGTCCGACTTCGGTACGGTTAGCATTGTTCCTAACCGCTTCCAGCGTGACCGCGATGCGTTCATCGTCGATCCTGACTACGCATCGTTGGCAGTTCTTCGTCCAATCCAGAAAATGGACTTGGCGAAAACCGGTGACGCCGAGAAGGCTCTGCTCCTCGTCGAGTATGGCTTGAAGGTAAACAACCAAGCTGCGCACGGTATCGTAGCCGACTTGACCACTTCGTAAGAAGGTCTATTTGGGTGAGGGGGCATAACGCCCCCTCATCTAACTATTGAGGGTTTTATGACTAAACGCCTTATCAACGACGATGCTTTCACAGGTGTCAAAACTTTTTACGATTACGATGCCGAGAAGGACGAAGCGATCATCTCGAAAGAGCAGGACGTTTCGGCAATCATCGAGCAGAACAAGCGCGAGTTCAACGCCGCGCCGGAACGCTGGGGTGAATGGACAAAGGTTGGCAGCATCCCGATTTCTGTGTATTATGAACTTGAGCGCCAAGGTATTACACAAGACCAAGAGGCGATGAAGAAGTGGTTGAACGATCCTGACAATCGTTACTTCCGCACAAGGCCGGGGACTGTCTAATGGCGATTACGACGTATTCAGAGTTGAAGACCGCAGTCGCCGATTGGCTCAATCGGTCTGATTTGACGGCGGCTATACCCAACTTTATCTCGCTTGCTGAAGCGCAGATGACCCGCCAAATCCGTCACCGTAAGATGGTGACGCGGGCGACCGCAACTATGGATACGCCGTACTTTGCTGTTCCTGCTGACTGGAAAGAAACGATCCGGTTCCAGTTGAACACAAACCCTATCACCCCGCTTGTATTCGTAACGCCAGAACAACTTCTCGAAGATAGCCAGATGTACAGCGCGGCGAACCAGCCGATGTTCTACACGACTATCGGCCAGCAGTTCGAAGTTCTCCCGCAGCCCGATGGAAGCTACGACGCCGAACTTCTTTACTACGCCAAGCTACCCGCATTGTCCGACGCAGCGCCGACTAATTGGCTGCTTACTGAAAGTCCAGACATCTACCTATACGGCGCGCTGATGCAGTCCGCGCCGTATCTCAAGGAAGATGAACGTACTGGTGTTTGGGCGTCTATGTACGAGAAGCTGGTAGAAGATATGCGTATCGCTGATGAGCGTGCCCGTATTGGTTCGTCTAAACTTAAAGCACGGATAAGGACTTTCGGATGAGTTTTTCTAATTATCTTGAGAACAAAGTTCTCGGTCATGTGTTTGGCGCAACGCCGTACACCGCGCCTTCTACTTTGTATGTCGGTCTTTTTACGTCTGATCCCGGCGAAGGCGGCGGCGGTACGGAAGTCTCCGGCGGCTCTTACGCTCGTCAGACGATTGCGTTCACAGTCACGGCCAATCAGGCGTCCAATACAGCGGCGGCTGAGTTCCCAACCGCGACTGCATCATGGGGCACAGTGACCTACGCTGCTGTCTTCGATGCGTCCACAAGCGGCAATATGCTTGCCTATGGTGCGTTGACCACGAGCAAGACGATTGCAAGCGGTGACGTTCTCCGTATTCCTGCGGGCGACTTCGACATCAATCTGGACTAAGTAGATGTCTGTCTACGGCAGCGGTATATACGGCAACGGGCCTTTTGCTGCTGCGAGTATTCCTGCGGGGTACGGTAGTGGCCTATACGGCATTGGCAGCTACGGCGAAGACCCCATTGAGGTTTCGGTAGCTGCCAGCGCCGCGTCTAGTGCTGCCGTCTCCGCGCAACGTATCCTGCTTGCCACGGTCTCCGATACAGCAACATCCTCGACGACTGTAACCGCGCAGCAAATCAAGACCATTGCGGCTACGGCCAACGCTGCGTCAAGTACGTCTGCATCAGCGCAACGTATTCAAAACGCCGCCGTGGCCTCTACCGCAACATCTAGCGCGGCGGTGGCGGCAACTCGTATCCAGCCCGCTTCTTGTGTTTCTAGCGCCGTCTCTAGCGTTTCTGTGTCGTTGCAGGGTGTGTTCCTTGTCAACGCCACCTCGAACGCTGTATCGTCGACAAGCGTGTCTGTGGTCCGCAAGACGCCGACATCTGTTACTTGCAACGCGCAATCTAGCGTCGTCATTGACGCCAAGAAGAAGTGGGAACCGGAGCCAATCACGCCTGAAACGTGGACGGCTGCGACCGATACATCCGAGACTTGGACACCCGTCGAAGTAATTGCAGAAACTTGGACACCACAATCAATAACAAGCGAGACATGGACGCCAATTTCTGTTACAGAAGAAATATGGCAGCAAGCTGCGTGAGGATTTAAATGGCTGATACAACCACAACAAACCTTGGATTGACTAAACCTGAAGTTGGCGCATCCGCCGATACTTGGGGGACAAAACTCAATACCGATCTGGACACTCTCGATGCGCTCTTTGCTGCTAATGGCACAGGAACGTCTGTCGGCGTAAACATTGGCGCGGGCAAAGTGCTGACTGTTGCAGGCAGCGTATCTGCCAACGGCGCGACACTTAGCCCAACGGAACTTGGCTACCTTGATGGTGTGACTTCGGCGATCCAGACGCAGCTTAACGCCAAAGCAGCCTCCGGCGCTAATACTGATATTACCGCACTCGACCAAGATGTCACCATTACGGCTACTGGAACTATCGCTGCGGATAGCATCGGCTTTCGCGGTCTACCTCAGAACAGCCAGACCGGCGCTTACACGCTGGCGTTGTCTGACGCAGGCAAGCACATCTCGATCACGACCGGCGGAGTAGTCATTCCAGCAAACGGATCGGTGGCATTCCCAGTCGGCTCAACGATGGTGATATTTAACAACAGCGGCAGCAACCAGACGATCAGCATCACGACTGACACACTGCGCCAAGCTGGAACGGCCAACACAGGCTCACGCACACTGGCCCAATACGGTCTAGTAACGTGCGTCAAAGTCGCCTCTACTACATGGGTAATCTCCGGCGCGGGATTAAGCTAATGACCGGCATTATGTGTGCCTTGGCGGGGATGGGCGGTAAAGATACAAGCCCTTACTCTGCCTCCTATTTGGTCATCGCTGGCGGCGGCGGTGGTGGCGGGATAGGCGGCGGTGGTGGTGCGGGTGGTTATCGTTCCGGTTCGTCAACTCTAGCCGTCGGCACTTCATACACCGTTACGGTTGGTGGTGGGGGAACCAGTAGTTCCAGCAGTGGTGTTAACGGCGGGAACGGCGGCGACAGCACATTTAACAGTATAACATCGACCGGCGGCGGTGGCGGCGGAGCGGATAGTAACGGTGGTAATTCTGGCGGCTCCGGCGGTGGTAGCGGTTGGTCGAGCGGTGCTCCGGGCGGCGGAGGAACTTCGGGTCAAGGAAACGCTGGGGGTAGCGGTGCTTCTGCGTCTTCACCTAATTTTCAGACTGCTGCTGGCGGTGGCGGTGGCGCTAGTGCCGCTGGTGGAGGGGCCTATGCGGACGGGGATTTTGCATTCGGAGGTCCGGGTGGCGCTGGTACTGCATCATCCATAACTGGCACTTCAGTTACACGCGCTGGAGGCGGTGGCGGTGCTTTTGGTGGAACAGGCTCATTCAGCGCTGGTGGGGGAGCAGGTGGTGGCGGAGCAAGTAATGGTAACAACGTTGCCGCTGTTGCGGGTACAACCAATACCGGGAGTGGGGGTGGCGGGGGTCAGCCGTCTGGCACAGGTGGTTCTGGCGTAGTCATTATTTCCGTGCCAACGGCCCGCTACAGCGGCATAACCACAGGTTCGCCAACGGTTACGACTAGCGGCGCAAACACCATTCTCCAATTCAACTCATCTGGAAGTTACACAGCATGAGCCATTTTGCAAAAGTCATCGACGGCATCGTCGCAGAAGTTCTGGTTATCGAACAGGATGTCATCGACACCGGAATGTTCGGCGATCCATCGCTATTCGTGCAGACATCCTACAACACATACGGCGGTCAACATCCAGAGGGCCGACCGCTACGTAAGAACTACGCGGGCATTGGCTTTACCTACGATGCGGAACGTGACGCATTTATCCCACCACAGCCATTCGCGTCGTGGACACTTAACGAAGACACTTGTCTCTGGGATGCCCCGACAGCCCACCCAGATGACGGCAAGCCCTATTATTGGGATGAAGCCACATTGGCTTGGGTAGAGGTGACAGTATAATGGATATGTCGTTTGGCATTGATACGCTTCTCACCGTCGTTGCGGGCATCTTCGCCATCATTGGCGTGTGGACGCAACTCAGCAATCGTCTTGCAATTCTTGAGACGAAGCTAGAGTTCGGCGACGAGAAATTCAACAGCATCGACAAGAAGTTTGACGAGGTCATGATGCACCTGCGCCGAATTGAAGACAAGCTGGACAACAAGGCAGATCGGTAATGGCGTTTAAGCTAGGCCCACGTTCCCTGTTAAACCTTCGGGGTGTGCATCCCGATTTGGTGCGCGTTGTTAAACGCGCCATCAGCATCTCCGATATTGATTTCACTGTTATCGAGGGGCTGCGGACCCCCGCACGGCAGAAAGAACTGTTCGCCAAAGGCGCGACCAAGACTATGCGTTCGCGCCACATTCATGGCTTTGCGGTTGACATTGCGCCGTATGTAGCAGGTAGCATTCGTTGGGATTGGCCGTTGTTTGATAAGATTGAAACAGCCATGAAGAAGGCTGCGCATCTTGAGAATGTGTCGATTACTTGGGGCGGGGACTGGAAGTCGTTTAAGGACGGCCCACATTGGGAACTTCCGCACGCTAAATACCCAGACCCAAAATGACGATTAAAGAACTTGAGACCGCGCTGCTTGAGCGTGTCCGGGTTTGGTGGCGTCCGGTCACATGTGTCGGTATTGCTTGCGGTGTTATTGTAAATGCGGTAGCCTTGCCCATTGTTAACAGCCAGCCAATCTCCCTTACGGACTTGGCGGCTACGATTGCATCTTGTGCGACTATATTTGCGGTGAGAGAATGGGGAAAAATAAATGGTGCGGATTGATCCGATCATGGGTTATGTGGCGGCAGGCGCTCTTGCTATTGGCCTTACCGCCGGGTGGAAGGTCAAAGACTGGCAGTGCGATGCCGCGTATTCTGCGGTTCTGGAAAAAGCTGCGAAGCAGCGCCAGCAAATGCAAGGAAAAATAGATGAGGTTTCAACGCTCTACCAATCCGAACGAGATAAAGCCGATGTCGTGGTCGCCGGAGAAAAGCAAACCATCCGCGAGATATACAAGACTTTGCCTGCTGTTCCTGCTGATTGTGCTGCTGATGTTCGCATTGTTGGGCTGCTCGAAAGCGGCGTCAATCGCGCCAATGCCGCAGCCGCCAGCGAACCTAGCGAGTAACTGCCCGCCGCTTCCCTCGCCACCAGCTACGCTTATTGATCCTGAGCGCGCTATATGGGAAGTCGATATATTAGCTAAATACGGTGACTGTGCATTGCGTCACCGCCGAACAATAGAAGCATGGGAAGAGGCTGTAAAAATCCCCAAGAAGTGATATAAGACCTAAGACTTTAGGTACGGATAAAAACATGGCGCTAATTCCGATTAACATTCCCCCCGGCGTATTTCGCAACGGCACTGAACTTCAGTCCGCCGGGCGGTGGTACGACGTTAATCTTGTGCGCTGGACAGAAGGCGCTATGGAGCCGGTTGGCGGCTGGGAGAAGCGCAACACTACCGCTCTAACGGGCAAGGCCCGCTCTTTGCTGGCGTGGAAGACGAACAGCGATGTACGCCTCATGGCTATCGGAACTTCGTCGAAACTTTATGCGGTAACACAATCCAATGTTCTGGTAGATATTACGCCTACTGGGTTTACTGCGGGTTCCGACGACGCTTCCACTGGTGCGGGTTACGGGATTGGTACTTACAGCGGTGGGTATTACGGCACACCTCGCCCAGACACTGGCTCGGTAACAGCCGCTACCACATGGTCGCTAGACACTTGGGGCGAATATCTTGTCGGTTGCTCAACGTCTGACGGCAAGCTGTATGAGTGGCAGCTTGATTATACAACGCCAACAAAAGCGGCTGTCATTACAAACGCGCCGACAAACTGCATCGGCTGTCTCGTCACTTCCGAGCGTTCAATGTTTGCGCTTGGCGCTTCTGGCGATGGCCGTAAGGTTGCGTGGTCCGATCTCGAAAACAATACCGTCTGGACAGCCGCTTCTACCAATTTGGCGGGTAGCATTAAACTGCAAACTTCTGGGCGGATCATTACTGGTAAGCGCGTTCGCGGCCAGAACCTTATCCTGACAGACATTGACGCGCACACTCTGACATACGTGGGCCAGCCATTTGTGTATCAAGCAGAAATCGCGGGCCGTGCTTGCGGCGCTGCGTCTGCCAACTGCGTTGCCGTTCTCGACAATATGGCGGTGTGGATGGGCCAGAAGGGCTTCCACATCTACGATGGTTACGTCAAGCCTCTGCCATGCGAAGTCTACGACTATGTGTTTAACAACATTAACACCAACCAAATCTCCAAAGTCTACGCGGTTAACAACGCGCAGTATAATGAAGTCTGGTGGTTCTACCCGTCGGCTAACTCTAACGAGAACGACAGCTACGTTGCGTGGGATTATGTAGAGAACCATTGGACGATTGGCACGCTGGCCCGTACAGCGGGTACGGACCGCAGCGTGTTCCGCAACCCGATCATGATTGGTACAGACGGCTTCATCTACGACCACGAAGTTGGCCTGAACTACAGCGGGGCGCTGCCCTACGCTGAAAGCGGTCCGTTCCAGATTGGGAACGGCGACCAGATACTATACATCAACGAGATGATCCCCGACGAACGCAATCAGGGTAGCGTCTCCGCCACATTTAAGACGCGCTATTATCCGACCAGCGAGGAGTCAACTTACGGCCCGTATAGTTTGACACAGCCGACATCGGTTCGTTTCAACGGACGCCAGATAAAGATGCGCGTGACAACCACAACGCCGTCTGATTGGCGTGTGGGGACGCAGCGCCTTAACGCAATTCCGGGTGGCCGTCGATGACCCTTAAACTTCCTCCACCTCCCTCTCAGTACGACCCTGCATATGAGGCGCAGCGTAACCGCCTTATTGAATTGGCGGTTAATAGTAAGTATGAACAAGGGCTTGATGTAGGCATCTATCCTCCGGCTCGATTGATTATGGTTGACGAAGACGGGCACGAGGTAGAAATCTATGTAAGTCACTCCGAACAAGTACGCGCACGGCACGCGTAATGGGCTGTCAATTCATTTTGTTTTGTGTTAATAACGAAGGATTAAGCGGCCCAACCGCACGGGGAATATAATGGCGACTACAACTACTACGCAAACTCAGGCGCTCAATCCTTTCATTCAGGATATTCTAGCGCGCAACTATGGGGCCGCACAGCAAGTCGCGGCTATTCCGTATCAGGCATATCAGGGGCCACGCATTGCAGGCTTCCGCCCCGCTGAAGAGCAGGCGTTCCAGACCGCGGTCAACGCTGCAACCCAGCAAGTTGGGATGCCGCAACTTCAGCAAGCCACCCAAGTTGCTCAGCGTGCAGCAGGCTACACGCCGCAGCAGTTTCAGCAAGATGTCTCCGGCTTCATGTCGCCGTTCCAGACCAACGTCATCGACGCCACGATGGCCCGTCTCGCACAGAACCGCGCTGAACGTGACGCTTCTACTAAGGCTCAGCTTGCCGCATCGCGGGCATTCGGTAACGAACGTCGTGGCGTATATGAAGCGCAGCTTGCAGGCGAAGAAGATTTGAATACGGCTCAGACGCTGGCGAACCTGTATAATCAGGGATACACGCAAGCCGCTGGGTTTGCACAGGGTCTGCCGGGCCAGCAGCTTGCGGGTGCATCTGCTCTTGCGGGCTACGGACAACAGGCGCTGGGCAATCAGCAGGCATACGCCGCGATGCTTCAAGGCGCAGGCCAAGCACAGCGCGGCATGGCCCAGCAGAACCTCGATCTGGCCTACAAAGACTTCCTCGAACAGCGCGGCTTCCCACAGCAGCAGCTTCAGACTTTGCTCATGGGTTCGCAGGGTCTTCCGTCTCCAATGACACAGACGACAACCGCACCCGGCCAGTCAACGCTCGGCCAAATTGGGTCGGCTGCTTCGGCAATCGGCGGTGTTCTCGATCTCTTCAAGAAGGGCTAATTAGATGCCGACCCCAATGGAAACCTTGATGCAATCATTGGTCCCGAACCGCACTCCGCCGGGTGGCGTGGTACGTTCTGTCGGGGCTATGCCTGCTATCGCGCCACAAGCTGTTGCTCCGGTAGGGATTGCGCCTCCCGCCGCACCCGCAGCGCCGCAGCTTTCACCGACGGCAAAGTACATTGCGGATATGCAGGCTCTCATGAGCGGCGGTGTTGGCCCGCTATCGACTGGCGAAAAGATCAGCGCGCTTGGTCAAGTGCTTCAGGCCGCAGGTAGCCGTGGCGCTTCTGACCCGGCTGCTGTTCTTCAGAGCGTGCGTAAGCAGCAGATGGATAAACTGAACGCGCAGTATCAGATCGCCCAGTTGCAGCAGTCCCAGCAGCAGGCGGCGCAGCAGCGCGCCGCTATTGAGAAATATAAAGTTGCACTTGAGCCGGATCAGATTAACGCGCTTGAAGGTTTGCCGCTTGAAGAGCAGGCGAAGAAGGTTGCCGAGATTGCTTTCCGCCAAGATCAGGTCCGTGAAATTAAACGTGACAGTGATGGCAAGACGCGCTACATTTTTGTCAGTGGCAAGAGCAAAGAGGCGGACTTTGATCTTCCAATCGGTTATGAGAAGATTGACACAGGCAACGGCTTTAAGTTTTATAATAAAGATAATCCGACTGAGTATCTTAAAGACGCATCAGGTAAGGAAGTGTTTGTTCCGCAGCAGATGACTGCGTATCAGCGCGAGAGTCTCGGCCTGCGCCGCCAAGAAATCGCAAGGGCAGATGCACGGGCACGAATGGGCGGTGTGGACTATCTTCCCAAGCCGACCATTGGTATTATCGATGGCAAAGCAACTTATGTTCAGTGGGACAAAAAGAGGCAAAAATTAGTTCCGTTTAAGCAGCCGGGACTGACACCGCCATCTAGAGGCGGCATGTCAGCTAATCAACTAGGGCCTGATGTCGAGGCACTTTTGGCTCAGGGACTTAACGTAGAATAAGGAGCCTTCATGGCCGAGGAGAAGCCGAAAGGCGAACCAGTATTCCTGAAAATTCCTACCACTGGGGAGACGATAACGCTTCCCGGTGTAACATCGCTTAGCAGTAACGATGAACTTAAAGCTGCAGCCGATGCTTGGATCGCAAAGAATTACAAAGGTCCACTGCTTGCGGCTCCTGTTGTCGCACGTTTGCCGGTAACAGGGGAAAGTGCTGTTATTGCGAACCGTCAACCGGAACTAAAAGCTGCTACCCCGACATTTACAGAAAACCTTTATGACGCAATAACTTCCGGCGTTGCAAATGTAGCAGGCGTTCTTCCCGGTTTCGATGAGCGCGGCGCTGCTCAGTACGGACGCGATGTAGTTCGAAATTTTGAAACTCTTCTCGGAATGCAGACCGAGATGAAAACTGCGGATGAGCAATCGGGGCTAAAAGCCTATAGCCCGGATACCATAACAACAGGCATTTACGACGCACTCGCTTCCGGCGTTGCGAATGTAGCGGGGTTACTTCCCGGTTTCGATGAACGCGAGGCGGCCATATACGGTCAAGATGTAGTTTCAAACATCGAAAGCTTACTCGGCCTTCAGGCGACGGAACGTAGCCTGAGTAACATCGCTAAGCGTCGCGGAACAGGTGGCGACTATTTAACTGCGGGGCTTACCCTCGCGCCATTTGCGGCTAAACCAATAGCGTCGGGTTTCCGTCGTGTCGCGCCAGAATTTAGCGCGGCTGCTGGCCGCTTTGCTACTGGCCCTGTCGCAGTTGCAGATGAAATTGCCGCAGCGGTTCCGGAAACTGCGCTCACCCCGGAGATGGCCGCAGTTGTTAGGCCCGTTGCTCCCGCCCCTGTTGTGCCGGAGACGTTGGTAAAGGCAAAGCCTGTTGAGTTGCCGGAAGCCCCCGTGGCCGCAGCAGCAATTCCTGAAGCAGCAATCCCTGAAGCTGCGGTAGCACCGACACCTACTCCAGAGATTGCCCCAGCTATCACGCCTGAGCGTGTAGGTGAGATGCGCGCAAGCGCCGAAGATGTTATAAAAGGCATGGCCGCTGGCACGCCGGAAGCCCCTGTACCGGAACGTATCGGTACATTAAAATCTTCCAACTTTCAGACACCCGACGAAACCAAGCGGTTTCTATCAGACGTAGCCAAGGCTAATAAGGACTTCCCTGAAGCCCGACGCGGCACGATGACTATTGAGCAGATCAATGAGTTGTCGAAGGACGTTAATCTCAAAGATATTCTCGGTCGTAAGATCAGTATGCCTTTGAACGCCGAGCAAATTCAGGCGGCAAAGAGTGTCGTTTACCAGAACACTGAAGATGCTGTAGCCAAGGCGAAAGCGTGGGTGGCTTCTGGTGGTCAAGACCCTGTAGCTTTTCAAGAGGCAGTGGATAGTCTTGTTTCTAACACGGCGTTTCTTGAGACACTTCAGGGCGCGAGTTCCGAACTTGGCCGGGCGATGCGCGTTCTTCGTGAGCGTCCGTCCGTCGATCTTTCGATTGCCATGAAGCAGCTTCTCGAACAGCGGGCCAAAGGGGTATCGACTGAAGAGTTGATCCAAAGCCTTGCAACGTTTGACGACCCTGCCTCCGCCGCTAAGTTTGTTGGCAAAATTGCAACGCCAACATGGAAGGACAAGTTTAAAGAATACTACATAAACTTCTGGCTGTCTGGTATTAAAACTCAAACAATCAACCTTGCTTCAAACGTGCTGACGGCGGTGTCCCCGCTTATCGAAAAGCCATTGGAAGCGGGTATCGGCGCGTTACGACGCACACCTGATCGGGTTACTTTCCGTGAAGTCGGAGCGCGGGTAGCGGGAATGCGCCAAGGTACACGCGAAGGGCTTAAACTTGCAGCGCAGGCATTCAAAACGGGAGAGGCGCAAAGCCGAGTAACGCGGCTTGATGTTCAACGCAATGCTATCGGTGGCCCAGTCGGTGAAGTGGTCCGCATCCCTACCCGGCTCCTGCTTACGCAAGATGAGTTCTTCAAATCTATCGCCCGCCGAGGTGAATTGAACGCGCAGGCATTTAAGAAAGCCTTTGATGAAAGCGGCGGTAATAAGCAAAAGCTAGACGAATTATTTACTAAGTATAAAGAAGAGCCAACCGAAGCCATGCAAAAGGCGGCGGAGCGCGAAGCTGAGTACCGCACGTTCCAATCGGAACTTGGGCAGACAGGTAAAAACTTTCAGCGGTTCCTCGCGCAATCCCCTACCGCTTCGTTCTTTATTCCATTCTTTAAATCTCCGGCCAATCTTTTAAAGTATGCGGCAGAGCGGTCCCCCCTCGCCCCGCTGTCAGACAGATGGATGACCGAGATAAAGGCCGGAGGACGGCAGCGTGACGAGGCTTTGGCGAAACTATCGCTAGGTATTGGCGCGACTGGTGCGTTAGTTAGCTACGCACTTGAAGGAAAGATTACTGGTTCCGGGCCTACCGACCCTAAAGAAAGAGCGGCGTTGCTGGCGACTGGTTGGCAGCCGTATAGTATTAAGGTAGGCGATACATACTACTCCATCGGTAAACTCGACCCGTACGCCACGCTCTTTGGTGTGGTGGCGGATGCGGTAACTGCTAAGGATTATATGACGCAAGAGGAATACGAAAAGGCATTAGCCTTCATTCCTTTTTCTATCGCATCCAACATCGCTCAGAAAACATATCTGCAAGGCTTCACTAATCTCTATGAAAGCCTTGCTGGCGATTACGCGGATATTACAACTGTCGAAAAGTTCATACGCGACACCGCCGCTGGCCTTGCAGTTCCAAACTTATTCCGCCAAGCGGGGGCCGCGATTGATCCGCAAGTACGCGAAGCAAATTCGATCATCAAGGAAGTACAGAATCGTATCCCAGTTATTCGCGGCAACACCTTCACGATTGCGGGTACGGACTACGACATCAATCGGGTTCCTAATAAACTTAATGTTTGGGGCGATCCAATTACGCGGACAGGCGCGCTACCCGTAGCCGGACGACCGACTATCGACCAAGTTGGCGCTATCTCGTTCAATTTATTGTCACCGGTCGGTATGTCCACGACAACAAAAGACCCATTCTTGAAAGAGATTGGGCGGCTTCAGCTTGGTGTCGCGCCCCCCAAAAAAGAGGTTAGCCTGTCGATTAATGTCGAGGGACGAGAGAAGCCGGTTAAATTTAAAATTGAACTTACGGATCAAGAGCGCCGTCAATTTACATTTACTTCGGGTAAACTGGGCAAGGCTCTTATTCAGGCAGATATGGCCTCGCCGGAATGGAAAGAGTTAGACGACGATGAGCGCCGTGCGAAAATAAAAAAGCGCATGGAGTTTTCTCGGTCTGCATTCCGTACGACATTTGGCGTCATGGCGCTCAAGCGCTACGCCAAGGAAAATAAAAAACTCCCACCAGTACAGCCGTAGGTATAGTAATGGCCAAGAAGAGTAGCGTTAAGGATATGTCATGGCGTCCGCAGCCAAAGTCGAAGCGTCGCCACAAACCCGACGGGCTTCGCCATCGTAAGAAGCTAGGACCCAGAAGCCACTTGCGGTAACCCCATAAATATCGTATGCGGCTTTATAGGAGGCCGTATATGGAACAATGGAAGCTGCACCCAACGCTACCGGGCGTTTGGGTATCTACAATCGGAAATGTTAAAAGAGAAATAAATAAGTCGCACCCTGAGCGCGGTAAACCGTGGCATTATTTCAAGCCACATGTGGCCGTTGACAAAACAGGGTACGCAGTTTTGCGTGTATCTATTCGCAGAAAGAACCATACCGTGGCTCGGTTGGTCGCGCAAACTTTTCTCGGCCTAGAGCCAGATCAAGTTGTTCGCCATAGAAACAACAACTCGCAAGACAATCGGGTGGCCAACCTAGACATTGGAAGCCAACGGGAAAACATAGCGGACAAAGCCGCACACGGAACGTGGCAGGGTGGAGACAGGCATCCGTGTGCTAAGTATTCAGACGAACTAATTGCGGCAATACAGTCCGACCTTGAAGTGACTGAGAAGAAAAGAGGGGTGGCTAAATCTCTCGCGTTAAAGTATAATATCCCCGTGCACGTCATCCGTGACGTGTCCTATGGAAGAAGAAAAACTTTTTCCCAAAGATTAAAGGAAGCCAAGTGCGGATACTTGGATGCGACGTTGGCGCGTTCGGAGCAATAGCTATTCTAGATACGGATAGCCGAGAACTTGTCGTCATTGACATGCCTACACTAAAGGTCAAGCGTGGGCCGCGTGTCGTCAATCAGGTTGACGCGCACATGCTGACTGATGCGCTCCGCCCGCATGTAGACAGCGATACCAAGGCCCTTATCGAGAAGGTCCACGCCATGCCGGGCCAAGGTGTGTCCTCGATGTTCAGCTTCGGCAGAGCGGCGGGTATCGTCGAAGGCGTTCTTGCTGGCCTGTCTGTATCTTTTGAGTTGATACCGCCTGCGACTTGGATTAAGTCTATGCGCACGTTCGGAGGGAAGGACGGCAGTCGTCAGCGGGCGCAAGAGTTGTTCCCGGATTACGCCCATCTCTTCGCACGGAAAAAGGACGACGGCCGGGCCGAAGCTGCGCTTCTTGCTTGCTACGCCGCCGAGAGGGAAGACAATGAACCATCTATTCGATTACCAAAAGGTCGGCGCAGACTTTCTCTGTGAGAACCCGGCCGCATTCCTTGCCGATGAGCAGGGCCTTGGCAAAACACTTCAAGTTATCGCGGCCTGTGATAAACTCGGCCTAACAAAGGTCGTCGTAATTTGCCCGGCCATTGCCAAGATTAACTGGCGTCGTGAGTTTGAGCGGTGGGGAACCGTTGAGCGCGAAGTCAAAGTCTTTAGCTACGATAAGATTACGCAATCGAAGGAGGTCCGCAATGAAATCGCAAAGTTTGAGCCAGACGTTCTGGTTCTGGATGAGGCGCATTATCTGCGCAACCGTACTGCTAAGCGCACAAAGTATCTATATGGTCAGTACTGTCGCGGCGATGGCCTTGTTCGTTTCGCTGATCGTGTTTGGCTTCTTAGTGGTACTCCCCTTCCTTCTAACGTCAGCGATTTCTGGACGCATCTCAAAGCGATTTGGCAGTACCCTCTAAACTTCACCGACTTTACCATGTATTTCTGCAAGACTTGGAACGGTAAGTTCGGCTTGCAAATTCTTGGCAACAAGACTGAACGCATGGCCGAGTTCAAGACCGTGCTGAAAGCAATCATGCTGCGCCGTAAATCCGAAATTGTGTTAAAGGATTTGCCGCCTATATGGTGGCAGGATACTTCGATAGAAGTAGCTAACTGGAGCGATACTAAGCACATCGAAGACCCGCGAGAAAAGGAGGCAGTTGACGCTATCCTTGCTAACGCCCTGACAAATGAAGATTTGTCCGAAAAGATAGACGGCATCGCCCCGCATATCGCGTCACTTCGTCGGCTGACTGGTGTAGCCAAGGCAGCGCCCATCGCCACACAGATAGCGGGCGAGTTGGCCGATGATGCCTACGACAAGATTGTAATCTTCGCCTACCATACCGATGCGATACAGACGCTTTACGATAAGCTGAAAGACTTTAATCCGGTGGTGGTTGCAGGTGGTATGCCAACGGCTGAACGCCAAGCGGCGATTGATAACTTCCAAACCGATCCGAAGGTGCGCGTATTCATTGGCCAAATCACGGCCTGCTCGACAGCCATTACCTTAACCGCCGCAAATCAGGTGGCGTTTGTCGAGATGGATTGGCTGAACTCTACTAATGCACAAGCGGCCAAGCGTTGCCATAGGATCGGCCAGCTAAAGCCAGTGATTGTTCGCGTGTTCTCGTTAGCCAATTCGGTAGACGAACACGTCAACAAGATACTTGCGCGTAAAGCCCAGATGATTTCTGAGGCTTTAGATTGAGAAGGGCCGGGGCGACTTCCAACTCCCCGGCCCTCCCTTTTACTTAGAGCAAATCGTCAAGGTCGGAGATGTCTGCGGACGGGCGTTCCGTCGCTGTGAACTCGTCCGCAGCAGACAGGCGGCCATCCATACGGGGGCCGTCGGCTACCTTCTGAAGATTGCCCAGTGAGAAAGCAACGCCGTTGTTGCCGTTCACGCTGTACGCATAAGCGCGCAGCGAGGCACGGACCTTGGCCCCCGGATAGATTTCCTTGGGGTCCGTGATCGGAGCAGGCTTGCCGTTCTCGCCAGCAAACTTGCTGACCACACCGGGGGCTTGCTTAGATTTGACGTTCATAAAGACCGACCCTTCAGGGTAGCCCTTCTCTTCGCCATCGTTACGGAAAGGCATACGGATTTTGCCGCTTTCCACCATAGATTTAGTCTTGTCTCCCCACTTCTCCTTGGCCACAGCAGCGGCCGTTGCCTTGAGTTCGGACAAGTCAGTGCCATCAGGGAACACAAGGCAGCAAGAATAGACTGGCTCAGTTGCGCCCGGAGGTGTCTGCGGTTCGAACACATGCGGATAAGAGATGATTGCTTCGGGTGTAATAACTTTTGACATCGGTATTTCCTTATTCAACGGTAAAGTCATCAATCGCTAGGGTAGCGATTGCTGGACGGTTATCTGTATCAGCGACCATTGATGTGCCGGATGATACAGCTATGACGAGCGATGCAGGCAAGTTCTTCTTACCTACAACACGCTCGATCTGCGGTGGCGACTTCAACTTCTTTTCGTAGATGTCGTCGTCATCGAGACCTTCTTCTGTGGCCCAAGCCACAAACTCTTCTTCAACACGCCAGCGGCGCGTCGGTCGTTTCTCCACCAGCTTGTAGCCGGGAAGCGCCTCGCCAGTTTCGAGTAGGCTATTGGCGTGGCGGCGCAAAGACTTGATCCACTTTTCAAGCAGCGGAACCCTTTGCAGATAATCCGAAATCTCCTGTGGGGTTAGGTCATTGATGGTTCGTACTGTGCCAAACTCGTCTTGTGCAATCTCAAGGGCGTTGTTGCGCAGAGCCGAACAGGTTCCCGCCGCCAGACAAAACTTGCAGTGGTCGCCAGAGATGCGCGGTGCGTCCGGCTTCAGCGACGCATGTGCTGCATCAATCAGGTCTGTGCCAAAGTCCATAATCTCGTCGCGGCTGTAGCTATGCGACCGCACCGGCCCATCAGGGTGCATGGCGCGTGGTTGTATAACGACCGTTATAACTTTATTGACCGGAGCCTTATCGCCAATCTCAAGGATAGCACCGAGCGCATAATATTTAAGCTGCTCGTTGTCTGCGACTTCGACCGCAACGCCTTGGCCGTGCTTATAGTCGAGGACATAAAGCGTTCCGCTTTCTTTGCCATAGATGATGCAGTCCGCCGTGCCGAACATCGGCATGGGCGGATCAAGTTTGTCTAGGCTGAAGCGTTTTTCATAGCGACACAGGCTCGGCTCCAACGCAGCCGTTTCGCGGATGTGGTCGATGTAAACCTGCACCGCACGGGCCATGTTGTCGTCAACCTTGTGGCCGTTATGCTCTTGGCCAATGAAGGCGAAGGCATCTTCGTGTCCATTGACTAAGCAGAACTCACCGAGTTCATGCGCAGCCGTACCAAGTTCGGCGTAGGGTGAACTCTCGTTAGGGAACGGAGCCTCGGCGTTGAGTGAGCCGGGGCAGTTGATGCGGCGCTTCGCATTCGACGCGCCAAACTTAGCATGTGCTGTCATTTCCGATACCTCTTTCCTTCTTTGCCCTCGGCGTTGATTGGGCAGCCTTGCGCCCATGCCGGAACTTGTGTCATGATGTCAATCATTTCGTCAAGCGAACCAAAACCATCTGGCACTTCGCAAATGATTTCATCGTGAACGGACAGGATTACCGGGTAGCCTTTAATCTCTAACGCCATCATGGCGGTGGCCATCATGTCACGGGCGGTCGCTTGCACCACGTTCTCCGTCAGCAGGCCACCCCAGATAATCTGAGACACCCACTGTCGCGTCACACTATTCAACGTATCGACTTGCGCTGTATCTCTCATCGCACCCCAAGGAGTTTCACGCTGAATGATGCGCGGATTGTGGTACGTAAGCGACCGCCCGCTAGGTAATGGAAGCCCGACGGTCTTAACCCTGCCTGCTTCCTTCACCATATCTACAAAGTCTTGCTCAACATCTCGCCAGTACTGCGCGATCCTGTGGTTCTTCTCACGGTAGACAGCCACGATGCGCTTAGCTTCGTCCTCGTCTACCTTGATGCCCATCGTGGCGCACTGCTCGGCGAAGCGTTTGCCCCCCATGCCGTAGCCGCAACCCAAGATTGCCATCTTACCAACCTGCCGCTGTCCGTCAGTGACGCTCTCCACGTCCACGTTGTAGATGGCCGATGCCATTTCTTTATACACGTCTCCCCCCTTTCGGAACGTCTCAACGAGATCGCTCTGCCCTGCTACCCACGCAAGAACGCGGGCCTCGATTGCCGAGTAGTCGGCAAACATTAGTCGATGGCCATCTTCGGCTATCAGCATCGAACGCAACAGGTCGGACGCCAGAACCGTTCCGGCCCCATGCTCCGACACATCCTTATCCGCTTTGAGTTTGGCAATGATCTCGTCCAACTCGTCTTGTTTCTTTTGCGGACGTGGGAAGTTCTGCGGCTGCACCAAGCGCCCAGACCACCGGCCCGTTGCCGCGCCGTGATACATGAGAAGGCCGCGCATACGGTCGTCAGCGTTGGCTGCGTTGACCATCGCGTCATACTTAGCGGTGCTAGACTTTGCGCCGTCTTGGCGTAGCTTCAGCACTTGCTTGATGATGGGGTGCAGCCCGTCCATAGCAAGCATCCGCGTCACGGTCTGCTTGTCCACGGAGTTGACGTTTAACTCATAGCCACGAAGCCACGCAGTTAAGTCCATTGCGTTCGTCGCTGCTTTGACTTGACCGTTCGTAAGGCGCTTCATCTCTGCGTCAATGTTTTCCGACGCATCATTAGCAAGTTTGCTAACTCGGTCGATCAGGTCGATGTCAACCTTAACACCACGGTCGTTGATGCGCTGGTCGAGTTGATAGAGACGACGTTCAGCGTCGGGCATTGCGTTCAGTGTCTCAGCTACCGACAGTTCCGTCCGCACGTCCTGTCGGCAATAAGCGACAAGCTGCTCAATCTTATCCTTCGTGTTCCACCAAGTGTAGCTGCCGTCGGCGTTCACCTTACGTGGCCGTGCCATCCGGAGCATAAGGGCCGCGCCGGTCTTATCCTTCTGTTCTTCGACACCGAGGACAGCAGCGGCTTGACCTAGCGCACGAGGTAGTCCCATCGCGCTGGCCTGCGCCATCGTGCAGCGCCATTGATTGATGCGAGTGTCAGGCCACTGATAGCGGCCAACCATAATCTCGTTCCAGATTGTGCGTTCGAAGTTGGCGTTCCATGCTGACAGCAATCCGCCCGCCCTGATCCAATCTTCCAGATAGGGGTCTACCGCATCGCCCGGCTGCCATACTAGCACGTCGTCAGACCACGGCGCTTTGTATGCCATGCACCAGATGTCAGTCGATTGGTCAGCGGCGTACTTATAGACGCCTGTCTTGCGAAGATCGACGGCGCTACGCGTCTCGAAGTCGATGCTTACTACCATGCTCTTTCCCTCTTTTTCGTCGGTGTCACGTTTGCTTTCCGTATAGTTGGCACAAACAGCATAGTGTCGTCAACAAAAAAAAGTTCTTGCGTTCGATATTGAAACTGTGCCACCCAAGAAGGGTAACAACAAATGAGGGAGTTTATGTCTAACAGTTTTATGCCGTGGCGCGCCGAAGAGGACGCTACACTCACAGAACTTTACCATAAGAATCTGACATACGCGCAGATCGGGGAGGTGCTTGGCCGTTCTGCCGACGCCGTCGATACTCGGCGTAGAAAGATAGGGCTGAAGCGGGAGTTCGTTTCCCATAAATCGCCACCGCCGGAAGACCTACGGGAATTGGCGCGCACTATGAACGTGTCGCAACTCGTTAAACATTATGGCCGGATTAGGTCGGTGGTTGTTCGTTGGATGGACGAACTTAAACTTACGGAGATCGTTGTCAGTTCAAGCGGAAGGAAGCGGTCTGTTCCGGATAACTTCTGCACGATGGCCCCGACCATGACATGCGCTCAACTTATGCGTCTATACGGCAGCGACCGCAGGACGATTAAGGGTTGGCTTAAAGAGACGGGAACCGTCGCTGTATCAAAGACGGAACGATACGCCGAGGTAACTAAGTTCGTCCCAGCCGATACAAAAGAAGAGGAGACGGTCGCTCGGCGGGAGTTTAACGGCCACACGAAATTGATCGCGGCGGAGGCTGCGAACTTTCTGCGCCGCACGCACCCGTCGGTCCATCGTGCGGATATACGGATGTACGAGCAGTCGGCGCACACATGGGGCGACGTGAAGAACGTACCCTTCCGGGGCGTCAATCAGTATTTTGTTTCTGGGAAAGGCATCATGTGGATTGACGACCTCATCGCCTATGCTCAGTCAAAAGGGTTTACAATCAAGGAGTTAATTTAATGACACGTATTACAAAAACTACTGAAGAAAAAGCCACGGTTCAGGAAGCGCCTGTCGTGAATGAAAAGGAAGCCATCGTTGCTTGGCTTCGCTCAGGTAAGATGAACATGTTCGAACGCAACACCCGCTGGTTGGCGGACCGGATTACAGAAGGGGATCATTTGAAATGAAACAGGTATTAGCAGCACAACTGGCCGAGTGGATCGACAACAACGCACAAGGCTTCGTCCGACGGGACGGCAACATAATAAATATCGAAGGCAAGATTGATGCTTACGAACTTCTCGTATATGCGCAGTCGCTTCCGCCAGCCAGAAGCACGGCGCAAATTTATGCGGACAACAAAGTGTCCTACACTGGCTGGTCTGTAAACGCTGTGGTTGAAGGTGCGGACTATGTATTTGTAGAGGACTAATCATGGACAAAGTAAGATGGACCGATGATGAACAAGAAGTGGAGTTTATTCCAGTATTCATCATCGGTTTTGAAGAAGAGTTTGAACGCGGCGTAATACTAACGACGCCTGCGTATACGGTATTAACCGACGCCGAACCTGAGTTTGCGCTCTACGCCATTGACGCGGCGGTAGATATGCTGATGCAGAGACGGGACCAAATCGAAAAGAGGGAGTTGCACTGATGAAGTTTAAGACACTGTATGAGATTGGGTTCACCGATCTCGTGTCCGTTATCCCGCCGAACGCTGAGTTGTCAGCCATGTCTAAAATCCAAGCGGATCAGGCAGGCAAAGCACCCGGTCGGCAGAACGCGCAGGGCACATGGGGCGGCTATGCTTGGCAGGACTATGTGCCGACGCCTAACGACGTTGAGCGGTGGGACCGCAGCCACGCTAATATCGGCTTGAAGGCAAGCAAATATCCTGCGGTTGACATTGATGTTGTCAACGAGGGGCTGGCTCGTGTCATTGGCGATATGGCGGTGAAGGCATTGGGCAAAGCCCCGATGCGTATCGGTCGTTTCCCCAAGCGGCTGTTCATGTATCGGGCTGAGGAAAAGATTGGCCGTATGCAGGTGCGGTTCCGTGATGGTCGCGGGGTCGAGCAGCTTGTAGAGTTTCTAGGGGACGGGCAGCAATACGTCATCGCCGGTATTCACCCTATCACTAAGGAGCCATACAGTCTTGATGTGGACTTGGAGACACGTGGCCCGGCTGGGTTGAGGAAGGTAACGCGGGAAAAGATTGAGCAGTTCTTTGCTGATCTGACGGAGACGTTGGAGATGATGGGCTGCGAGATTATCCACGCGGACAAGACGGCACAGAAGGCAGTCGAGCGGCAGTCGGTTGATCAGGCTTCGCTTACTGCGCCAAGCGTTGTCCATGTGGCTGCTGCGGTGACTGCTATCCCGAACAAGACCGAACATTTCCCCGACCGCGATGACTATATTCGCATGGGCTACGCCATCAAGGCAGCATGTGGCCCGGATAATGAGGCGGATGCGTTCGAGATATTCGCAGGCTGGGCCGAGCGTTGGGAAGACGGGGTAAACTCGCTCGATACTATCGAAGCAGACTTCGGTCGTATGCACCCGCCCTATGAGTTGGGTTGGGACTGGCTGGCCGGTAAGGCCGCGACCTTTGGCTACAAGCGCGAGGTCGATGAGTTCGATGTGGCGGACTTCAGCGACGAAGACTTCGGCGTGGTGGCCTCGGCGGGTGAGACACCGGTTGAGTATAGTGACATTGCATTGGCGCAGCGCGTTGCTCGGTTACACGTTTCGGATATCCGATACGTTGTGGGCGGCATGGGCTGGGTCGCATGGGACGGCAACAAGTGGGCGGTGGACGTGGCCAAGAAGCACCTGTCCATTGTCCGCAAGGTCTGCGCGAACGCATCCGCCGAAGCCTTGGAAAAGATAGACAGCCCGCAAAAGGGTGAGCGGATCGCGCAGCGTGTGGCGTCGTATAATGTGATTGCAAACGTGGCGAAGCTGGCGGCAGTTGAGCCGTCGATGCAGGCGACCACCGAGCAGCTAGACGCGGACATCTATATCCTCAACACTCGGTCGGGCATGGTGGACTTGAAGACGGGGGTCTTGTTTGCGCACGATCGTTCTCGCATGTGCACAAAATGCACATCGGTCGAGGCGGACTTCAGCAAGCCAGCCCCGCAATGGCAAGCGTTCCTCAATGAGGCGTGCAACGGTGACGCGGAGATGATCTCTTACCTTCAACGCCTTGCGGGATATTCCGCGACTGGTAGCACCAAAGAGCATGTGCTTGCCTTCGCCCACGGGTCCGGCGGTAATGGCAAAGGGACGTTCCTGGGGGCGATAGGCAATATCCTTGGCGATTATGCCACCGTGGCCAGTGCGGACGTGTTCCTCGCGTCGAACAATCAGCGGCATCCCACAGAGTTGGCGTCGTTGATGGGTGCAAGGCTCGTTCACGCCCAGGAGATTGACCCGTCGCGCAAGTGGGACGAAGCCAAGGTCAAGGCGCTGACTGGCGGGGATAAGATTAGTGCGCGCTTCATGCGGCAGGATTTGTTTGAGTTCAATCCGCAGTTCACGTTGATTATCGCGGGCAATACGAAGCCAGAGATTACCAACGTGGACGATGCTATGCGTCGGCGTATGCACCTCATCCCGTTCGAGACTAAGCCAGTCCGTAAGGACATGGACTTGCCGGACAAGCTGAAGGAAGAATATCCCGCGATTCTAGCATGGGTTATCGAAGGCGCGAAGGCTTGGCTTGAGCAGGGTCTAAACCCACCGCAGGCAGTAATCCAAGCTACCGATGAGTATCTCGCAGGAGAGGACGCATTGGCCCGCTGGATCAGTGAACGCTGCGTGGCTGGTGCGGACAATGAGATGGGCACGACCGAAGCGTTCAATGACTTCCGCGACTGGTGCAAGGATAACAACGAAGCCAAGGGCAAGGACTGGTCGCAGCGTAAATTCACAGCAGAGATGAAGACGCATGGCTATGACCACACAAAAGATCGGGCGACACGTACGAAGCGTGTGTTCCGTGGTCTTGAACTTCTCATAGGCGATGAAGACTATATGGTTATCAACGCCATGATTGATGAGCAGTCCGACGATTTCTTCGGCGTTCAGATTAACTTCAAAGCAGGCGAAGGGGATGACTAATGTATGGGAATGATTTTATGCGATACAAAGAGATTAGGGATGCGCTCAACGCCGATGTGGTCGATGGGGTAGATGTGGTCAATAGCCCACCGCACTATAAGACCGGAGGCATCGAGGCCATCGAAGGGATCGAAGCGTCGATGGGTCCGGAGGCATATGCTGGCTACCTCAAGGGCAATATCATGAAATATATGTGGCGCTATGAGAGGAAGGGGAAGCCGATTGAGGACTTAAAGAAGGCCCGATGGTATCTTGACCGGCTCATAGGTTTACGTGAACGTAAAGCAGACTAAGGGGGCTTCGGCTCCCTTTTTTTTGATTTGGGGACGGATACGAAAAAGTTGGGGACGCTTTGGGGACGCTTTGGGGACGGATAAATATGAGGACTTCTGCGGTCGGGGACGGAAGGGACGGATAATTCTGACATGATTGGCTCTTACGACAGTAACAGTGTTACCCATGTACATTTTACAATGTTACTTACATAGGCCAACTAATGGTCGTTCAAACCCGTCCCGAGCGTCCCGAGCCGCCTAAGAGCTGGGTTTTATCCGTCCCCAAAGCGTCCCCGAAGTGTCCCCGATTTTCTGAAAGCGTCCCGAACCGCAGTTTTCCGTTAATCGTCGTCAAACACACCCGGCAAGTCGTCCGCATCGAGGTTATGAGAGCCGACTTGCTTGGGTGGCGTGATGTCGATGGTGACTTCTTGCTCAGACTCATGTGGATTTGATGACGCCAAGTTTAGCTGGCGCAGTGCATCAAGATGGAGTTGGTTCACGTTGACTTGGACCGCTGCGGTCGGCTTGGCTTGGAACTTCTCCGGAGCAGCAACACCCGCCAGCCATTTGCGCGTCTCGATCTTGAGCCTGTCGGCATTGGCCGAGACGTTATCGGAGGCGTCGGCAATGTCGAGGCACTCGTCCGCCCATTGATCCGCCGCGATTGTCCGCGCCTGCTTGAACCGCTCCTCCCTGTCGGGGTCTTTGCGTATCCAATGGTAGAGGGATAGGTTGCTGATGTTCAATTCACGGGCGAGGCCAGCCATTGTCATGCCGGAAGCAATCTTCTCCAGCAAAACAGTCTCGCCAACCTTGTCTAAGTTTGACGCAATGGTGCGTCGTTTAATATGTCCGGCCATCGTCTATTTCCTTTTCATGCTGAATAACAAGCCGTGTTAAGTATACCGCCAAGACCAGTGCCGTGGCAAATGCGGTGGATGCGAAGGCGATTTGCCAGCCGCTGCCCAATAAATAGAAGGGCAACGCCACCAACCCCGCCACAAACGCTCCGGGGGCCAACATGAGGGCGAAAACATACGGCCCACCTATCAGACACCAGACAATAGAACGCCATGTCATAGCCTATATGCCTCTATAAGCCCGTATAAAGCCCATAGAGAGGCATATAGGGCGATTGCTAGGTAACAGTCCCGGTTGTAGCTATGCACGCTCCAGACCCCTTAGAAACGTCTCTAAGAGGATAGCGACTGGAGCGGGCACTGAACGCCCGCCTTGCTCATAGTATCTTATCGACCTTTCGGACAGCCCAATCTTGCGGGCGAGATGCCCCTGCGTCATGTTTAGCTTTTCGCGTGTTGCTTTAAATTCTTCGCTTGTCATTTCATCATGTCCTTTTCTGCATCCTCGATCAATTCGATTGGCGGGTAGCGCAGATAGCAGACATGCTCGTCAGTTATCACGCCAAGAAATTCCAGATACTCCATCAGGCGGTAGGCCAAGGTTGCGCTTGCACGTTCGGTGTATCGGTCGAACGGCTCGTCATCGTTGTCGTTCATTTGCTCTGCTCCTGCTCTCTAAGGCGCTTGGCTTCCGCGAATGTCAGCCCCGCCGAATTGCGAAGCGGCCAAGCCTGGTCTGAACTTACCCGGTGGTTCCGGCCTAATGGCGCGGCCTGTTGTGGTTTAATCATTATAACTCTCCCCATTTATTAGCCATTGCCTCCGCAATGCCTTTGTATGTTGTGCTGCTCCTAGTCTTGCACTCGTTCAATATACGTTACGTTAACGCCTCGGCTCTCAAGCTGCGCCAGTGCATCAGCTTCAGATGTTGCGTTTAGATAGCAATCATCCCATGCGGTCGCATCGCTCCCAGAAATGTTATCTGCTTCATAATAATAGGTCATGTTATGCCCCTTGTGGTTATGTGAAACGCGCGATTTTGTCGCGCTGCTCTTCCAGAAACTCCAACATAGTTGAAAACTCTGCAAAGTCGGTCAAGGCAATGTCGTGCGCTTGGCCGCTGTCGATTAGGTCGCACAGGTCGAAATAGACCTCTTGCAATGTCGTTTGGTCTTGGTCGGTCATATTATGCTCCTTGTGCTTTTGAGATAGCGCCTTTGATGATTGCGCGAATATAGTTGTAAACGTCCTCTTCGTCGCCTCGCGGTGCAAGGTATGCGTCGACGGCTTCCAGCGCAGCTAATAGGTCAGGCGCTGCATCGCGCAACATTTTATCGCGCTGGCGGCGCTCCTGCGCGGCGGCTTCATAATCAAATGGTGGCATCACGCGATCCAATCTGTTTCGGGCTGGTGGTGAGACGCTAGGGCGTCCCAATCCACACTGTTAAGGTCGAGCATATCCCAGATGAAACCGGAACCGATGCTGTCGTGTCCGATAAACTCCTCCACATATGCCTCCACAGTCTCGCGGCATGTCTCAGGCGTCACTTCGACGCCATCCTCAGTAAGATTGGCAAAGCTATCACCGAACCATAAGTTTACTGTCCATGTGGCTGCGTTGCGCCAGCCGTTGCAAGTGTTGTCTGTCATAATCTTTTATTCCCTCTAATTGGCACTAGCGCCATCCTCGCGGCGGGTTTCCCCGCCGTCCGGTGGTGTTAGACTGCCTCTCCCCATGATGCAGCGGCCTCTGTCCGAATATGGGGTGGCAGGCATTGCAGCTTACAGGCGATATTGAGGGCGATTACCATTGTGCCACAATCAGATCCGATGAATAGGGCCTTTTCGTAGGGCGTCATATCATCGCGGCCGATGATGTCATAAGATGACAGGCAGGCCTTAAAGGATGCCAACGCGCCTTGACGCGCCCTCTCATTAGGGGTGAGCATGGCAGACGTATCGTGCACCTCTGCCTGTTGAATTAGGGCTGTGCGGAATGTTTCATCATGGCACACTATCGACCGCTCGATGATGTCGCGGGCTGTTGGCTTGGCTGGTAATGCGTACATATTATTTACTCCCGTTGATTGATTAAAAACTGTGCGTGCGGCCAGTGATGTCGGCAACCTTGCCGCAGTCAATGATATCGGGGACTGTGCCACCAGATATACGAACCTGCCGCCAGTCATATGCAATGCGCTTGTGCATCTCTGCCAAGGCCTCGTCCAACGTGTCATGCGAGACAGTGTTGAATCCATCCTTTTGAGTGCCGTATCGCTCTGTCGGCCATGCGACATATGAAAAGACTGTGACGCCAGTTCTGCGCTTGCTATGTGCGATGCGAATAGTCGGTGTGGTCATTATTACTCTCCCTCTCTATCGTTATGGCTGGCAAACGACACGCCAGCTAACATGCAAACAATCCATATCATCGCAAATGCGTTGAATGGGATATACTGTGATAAATCAAAAGCCATTGGATTAATCCTCAACCGATTCTGTCTCAACCTTAACAACCCATTCGTGATTGGAATGTGCCAAGGCGAAGGCGGCCTCATATGTATCGTAAAGAGTAGGCTCGATATAATCTTGCATCATCAAGCTATCGTGCCCGTGTATCTGATATTTTGTCATTTGTTCGTCCCTCTTTGTTGATGACGCATTAACGATAGGAACATCCGGCCGGTCTAGTCAATCGACTCAATTGAAAACAATTGTCAACAATCGAATCACATTCGGATGTGATTGCCTTGCCTATATATTATAAAGCAATCGGAACATGGTTCCGCTTTGACATGGTGAAGAGACACCGCCGCGCTTCGATTCTTGTGCGCCTTCGAACCCATTTGGTCGCTCACTAATACACTGTTACACCCTGAAACCCGCAGGATTGCGTGCCTTTTCTCATATAGGGGGGCAGGGGCACTTTCAAAATACCCCCCCCCCGCCCCCGCCTTGCGCGGGGGGTACGTACGTATAACTAAACAGACATCGAGGTGTGCCCCCCACCCCCCGTACTCCTTTGTTTTTGATCCCCCAGCCAAAAAAATTCTGTACTTTTTTGCTTGCCAAACTGTAACAATAAAGTGTAACAGCGGTGCACAACAAAAAACGGGAGAAATACGTTGGCAGTTTATGGATACACACGCGTCTCGACTGAGGACCAGATCGAGAACACATCGCTCGATGACCAAGCACGCCAAATCCAAGGCATCGCGCTCACACACAATATGGAACTAGACCATATCTACGAAGAGCGGGGCGTCTCCGGCGGTGTCCCACTGCTGCGCCGAGAAGAAGGCTGCAAGCTGGCGTTCCTCCGGCCGGGCGATACTGTAATCGTATCGAAGCTAGACCGTATGTTCCGTGACGCACGGGACGCACTAAACGTGATTGCCGACTGGGAGAGCGCCAACATCAACCTAATCATCAACGGCTATGGCAATGTGATGGACAAGGCCAACCCGAACGGACGCTTCATGCTAGAGATCATGGCCGTCTTCTCCGGAGAGGAGCGCCGCCGTATCAGAGAACGTGTCACCGCCGGTAAGAGGGCCAAGAAGTCACAAGGTGGATACGTCGGTGGCAAAGTGCCGTTCGGCTTTAAGAAGTCAGGCACAGGCCGCAAGGCCAAGCTGCACCCAGAGCCAAACGCGCAGGACGCGCTAATTACAATGAAAGCCGCACGCGTTAAAGGCCATAGCTACCGCGATATTGCCATTATAGTCGCAAAGCGTCATGGTATCACGGTAAGTCACCAAACAATCGCACGTGTAATCAGGGGAGATAAGAATGACGAAATCTGAGCCAAACTTCTTTTTGGAGTTCCTGAAGAAGTACCGCGATGATCCCGTCGGGTTCGTGCGCGATATTCTAAGGACTAAACCAGACCCGTGGCAAATCGAGTTTCTGAAGGCGATTAGTTCTGGCGAACGCCGTATCTCCGTCCGCTCAGGCCACGGTGTCGGTAAGTCTACAGCCGCAAGCTGGGCCATGCTGCATTACTTCCTGACGCGCTATCCGGTGAAGGTGGTTGTGACTGCGCCGACATCCGCACAGTTGTTCGATGCGATGTTCGCGGAACTGAAGCGATGGGTGAATGAACTGCCCGAAGTGCTGAAGACTTTGATCGAAGTCAAGGCCGACCGTATTGAGTTGAAGGCCGCAGCCAGTGAAGCGTTTATCTCAGCCAGAACGAGCCGCGCTGAAACGCCGGAAGCCTTGCAGGGTATCCACGCCGACAACGTGCTGCTCGTCGCCGACGAAGCGTCCGGTATCCCGGAGAGTGTGTACGAAGCCGCGTCCGGTTCTATGTCGGGCCACAACGCGACGACGCTTCTTCTCGGAAACCCTACGCGAAACAGCGGGTTGTTCTACGATACGCACAACCGGTTGAAGGGGGAATGGAAAACCTTCCATGTCAGTTGTCTCGACAGCCCACGCGTATCCGATGCGTTCGTTCGAGAGATGCAGCTACGGTACGGCGAAGACAGCCCGGCGTACCACGTGCGTGTCCTCGGTAACTTCCCGCCTCGTGAAGAAGATACGGTTATCCCTGTCGAGTTGATTGACAGCGCCATGAACCGCGAAATCAAGATCGCCAAGCAGACGAAGAGTGTCTGGGGCCTCGACGTTGCGCGTATGGGTTCCGATGCTTCCGCACTCGCCAAGCGGCGCGGCCCAGTTGTTGAAGAGATACAGACTTGGAAAGGTCTGGACCTGATGCAGCTAACCGGCGCAGTCGTGGCCGAGTATGAGGCGCTTGTCCCTTCGGAGCAGCCAGTCGAGATATTGGTCGATAGCATCGGATTGGGGGCTGGCGTTCTTGACCGTCTGCGCGAACTGGGCCTACCTGCGCGTGGGATCAACGTCGCGGAAAGTCCTGCGATGAAAGGGACTTACGCCAACCTACGCGCCGAATTGTGGTTCAAGTGTAAGGGGTGGCTGGCGAACCGTGACGTAAAGATACCGAAGGACGAACAGTTGTTCGCCGAGTTGGCGTCACCGCGTTACACCTTTACCTCGTCGGGTAAGATGCAGGTGGAGAGTAAGGAAAGCATGAAGAAGCGCGGGCTTCCTTCGCCAGATAAGGCGGACGCCCTCTGCCTGTGTCTGGCCACAGATATATCGACGATCATGCACGGATACTCGATGGCCAACAAGTCAGGGGCCTTAAAGCGGAACATCAAGGGTGTTGTTTGACATAAGCGATTGATGTGTTATATTTCTTTTGCCCGGCAGGTTCCTCCTCTCCCTCTCCCTGCCGGGCGACTAAGGATGTGCGCGGCTAGGCCGGTAATAGCGACAAGACGATGTGGCTCCTTCGTCTAGAACGCCGCCATCCTACTTTTTTGCTTTTCTGTAAATTATAGGTTATAGGCCCGTAACAGGGAGCGTATCCGTGGAAACAAAGACTTGTCCGAAATGTGGCGAAGAGAAGCCGACTGACAACTTCCACGCCCAAAGGCGTACATGTAAGAAGTGTATGCGTGCGTACCAACAAGCCTTCGCCGCCGCCCGCCCGCATTACCACCGCAACCGCAATCTCCTGCGCAGATACGGTATTAGTAACGATGAGTACCAAACAATCGTCGCCAATCAGAATTTTGCTTGCCCTATTTGCAAGGTAGAAATATCTGATACATTAGCGTATAGAGATAAACGATCAGTTGTCGTAGACCATAACCATGAGACGGGGGATGTTCGCGGCATACTATGTTCGGGGTGTAATTTAGTTCTTGGCCACGCGAGAGAGAGTACAGAAGTTCTTTACCGGGCCATTGTGTATTTGAGTGAACGCGGCGCATATACGCCAAAAAAGTAGATAACCTCAGTAGCGTTTTTTATGAGGATGCTGTATAGACTTGTTGCGTAGCCGTAATGCTAAGGAAATAGAATATGTCGAAAGTTTTTTTCCCCATTCAGTCAGTTCGGATTGACTCGTCAACAACGAGCAAGCGCGTAGCTCTCCCCGCCAACACAACGAACATTCGTATCTACAACAGCACTTCGTCTATGGCGTGGGTTATTCTAGGTAATTCGTCTGTAACGGCGGCTATCCCTGCTGCGGACACCGCCAGTTCTGGCTTCCCGGTTGCCCCTAATACCGTTGAAAACTTTACCGAGACTGTCGATGGTGGCGCTACGCACGTCGCCGTTATCTTGCAGACTGGTACTGGCTTTGTAAATGTGACCTGCGGCGAGGGCTGGTAAATGCAGCGTCTGCGGACTCGTCTCCGCGCTGGGGCAACTGCTTTCCCGCCAGCGACTTTTGCGCTGAACTTTCTGACCGGCGCTCTAGACTCAGGCGTCACGTTCACACGCGGCAGCAATGCCACGCTGGTGGATAGCACGGGCAAGATCACTTACGCTCCGGCGAATTTGGTTTTGCAGTCGCAGACGTTTGATAACGCGAGTTGGACAAAAGCAGCCGTCACAGTTACAGCCAATGCTACGGCGGCACCTGATGGAACCAGCACTGCGGACAAGCTGACCCCTGACGTAACGTCGGCTTCGCACTTTGCGGGGCAGACAGTCACCACAACAGCGGTGGCGCACACCTATTCTGCCTATCTCAAAGCTGATGGGTATTCATGGGCTATTTTGTACGCATCAGGAGTAAACCAAGGTGTTTATTTTGACTTGGCAAATGGCGTTGTTGGTTCATCTTTTATAGGCGCGCCAACGTCTTCATCCATCACCCCAGTGGGAAATGGGTGGTATCTCTGCTCCATCACGTTCACTGCGACAACAGGCACAGCAGCCCGCGTTTATGCCAGCCCAGCAAATACAGTAAGTACATTTGCAGGTGACGGCACATCCGGTCTGTTTCTTTGGGGCGCGCAAATCGAACCAGTAACCTACCAGACCGTCCCCGGCACATACAACGCCACGACCACAGCGGCCTATTACGGCCCGCGCTTTGATTACGACCCTGTAACGCTTGCGCCAAAGGGCTTGCTGATCGAAGAGCAGCGGACGAATTTGATATTGCGGTCACAGGAGTTTGATAACGCGAGTTGGTCAAAAAGCGGTTCGACGGTTACAGCCAATGCCACCACTTCACCTGACGGCACGGCTGACGCCGATAAGCTGGTTGAAACTGCCACTACGGGCCAGCATCGTGCATCCCAAGCGGTCACCGTTACAAGCGGTGCAGCGTATACCTATTCCATTTACGCTAAGGCAGCAGAGCGCACTTCGATATGGGTCCGTATTATCGGCGCGGCTACTTTTGCAGGGTGCATCGTAGACCTAACCAATGGCGCAATTACCGGCACAACGGGAACTTCTACTGCTACGAATGTAGGTAACGGCTGGTATCGCATCACTGTTTCTGGCACATCCGACAGCACCACGGCCACCGTTTACGCCAACCTGATTGATGGCGCGGGCGCAAACACATATACAGGCGACGGCGTTTCTGGCATCTACGCATACGGCGCACAACTCGAAGCCGGAGCATTCGCCACCAGCTACATCCCCACAGTTGCCAGCCAAGTAACGCGCAGCGCAGACGTTGCGACCATGACAGGCACGAACTTCTCTAGCTGGTATAACCAGACTGAGGGGACGTTTGTCACCAGCGTACAAGCCGTTAGCGGGCGGTTGCTCTCAGCCAACGATGGATCAACAGCCAATCGTATACTTGTTTTTAATAGGGTTAGCGAAACTTCAATTGGCGCGAATATCATAGTCGCAACGGTGACCCAAGCGAGTTTGAGCAGGACGGTGGCGGACACATCGGCGGTTAATAGCGTTTCATTGGCGTACAAAGAAAATGACTTTGCGTTTTGCGCCAATGGCGGCGTTGTGCAGACGGATGGCACGGGTACAGTCCCGACAGTATCTCAACTGGATATTGGTCGGGAATTCACGATTGCAGGTACGGGCCACATCCGACAAATTGCATACTACAACACGCGGCTTCCAGACGCCACGTTGCAGGCACTCACAGCATGACCGACCTATATCTAAAAGCTACCATCGAAGACGACATGAACGCCGCTTTGCTTGAGGCGGGCGTCATCGACGACGAGGGCAATCCAGTAAACGATTTCTTGGTTGACCAGATCGGCCCATTCACGAAAATCATTGGCTATGACGAAGAGGGCGAGCCTATCGAGGAATATTATCCCGATTGGCACACCAACCTTCGCGGCGATTTTGACGAAGACCAGTTGGCTTTGCTGACGCCACTCAGTGTTGAGCCGCCCGTTCCCTATAGGGTGTGGGCGTGAAAACCCCGGCTTGGCAGCGTAAAGAAGGGAAGTCCCCGTCCGGCGGTCTAAACGCCAAGGGCCGTGCGTCTGCTAAGGCCGAAGGAATGAACTTGAAAGCGCCTGTTAAATCAGGCGATAATCCACGGAGGGCGTCATTCTTAGCGCGTATGGGGAACATGCCGGGGCCGGAGCGTAATGCGAAAGGCGAGCCAACCCGCCTTCTCTTATCTCTGCAAGCGTGGGGTGCGTCATCTAAAGCAGACGCGAAGTCCAAAGCCAAATCAATATCCGCCCGAAACAAGGGGAAGTCAAAATGAAGAAACCTACTAAGGCCGACAAAAAAGTAGCTAAGGTCATGGGCGAATTTAAGCGTGGCACTTTGCACGCTGGTGTAAACCCTAAAGGCCCGGCAAAGGCTCCCTTGGCTAAATCGCGCAAACAGGCTATAGCTATTGCCCTGTCCGAAGCTGGCAAGTCCAAAAAGAAGTAAGGCTAAAATATGGCGTATCGCAATAACCGTAAGCCGAGTAAGGCCGACATGGCTAAGAACCAAGGTATGTATCAGGACACCGGGGTTCCCAACGCCAACTCGGAAAACGACGACAGCGAAGATATGTCCGATGAAACTTCTATGGAACTTCCCGATGGCACAGAGATTTCCATTGAAGAACCAGAGACGGAAGACGAGCAGGTCGAAGAGCCTATATCCGAAGAAGAACTTCAGAACATCGTAATCGCCGAGATCGACGACGCTCAATCGTATATTGACGACGACATCAGCCCGCAGCGTGCGCTTGCAGGCCAGTACTATAAGGGCGAACCTTTCGGCAACGAAGAGGAAGGCCGGTCGCAGGCGATGTCAATGGATGTACGGGATACTGTACAGGCCATGATGCCGTCGATCATGAAGGTATTTTTTGCGGCAAGCAACGTCGTCGAGTTTGCGCCGAACGGCCCAGAAGATGTGGCCACCGCGCAGCAAGCGACGGATTACGTCAACTACTGCCTGACACGCGATAACAACCTATTCAGCGAATGCTACTCCACATTCAAGGACGCTCTGATCCGTAAGAACGGTATCATGAAAGTTTGGTGGGATACTGAGAAAGATGTCACAACCCACTACTTCACGGGTCTGGATGAGGCTACCTTCTCGGTACTTCAGTCCGACCCTACCGTCGAAGTTAAGAACGTAGAAATCACCTACGGCGAAACTATGACCATGACGCCGATGGGCGAAATGATGCAGCAGACACCGCCGACCTACGATTGCACGGCTGTCCGTACAACGGAGAAGGGCCGCTTACGCGTTCAATCCGTACCGCCAGAAGAGTTTCTGATTGACCGCCGTGCGCGTTCTATCGAGACCGCCGAGTTTGTAGCCCACCGTCGTTACGTTACCGTATCCGATCTTGTGAAGATGGGCTATGATTTCGATGAGGTTCAAGACCTTGGCTTTGAAACGCTTGACGACTTTGAAGGCAACCCAGAAACATTTGACCGTAACCCGCAAGCGTTCGTTCAAATCACAGGCCGCACAGATACGACATCGCGCAAAGTCCTCTACATCGAGGGCTATGTGTACGTTGACATGGACGGCGACGGGATCGCGGAACTTTGCCGCGTCTGCGTTGCTGGCACGGCCAACAAGGTACTGCATTGGGAACCTTGCGACTTTATTCCGTTCGTAGACTTCTGCCCCGATCCAGAGCCGCACACATTCTTCGGCATGTCGATTGCCGACGTGACGATGGACATTCAGCTTATCAAGTCGAATATCCTTCGTAACACGCTGGACAGCTTGGCTCAGTCGATCCACCCACGCACGGGTGTCGTTGAAGGCCAAGTCAACATCGAAGACGTAATGAACACCGAAGTCGGTGGCATCATTCGTATGCGCGCACCGGGTATGGTGCAGCCGTTCACGATGCCGTTCGTCGGGCAGCAAGCCTTCCCGATGTTGCAGTACATGGACGAACTGCGTGAGAACCGTACCGGTATTTCCAAGGCCGCATCCGGCCTCGATGCGAATGCACTTCAGTCTTCGACCCGCGCTGCTGTCGCGGCCACGATTACTGCTGCGGCACAGCATATCGAACTGATCTGCCGTATCTTCGCCGAAACGGGTATGAAGAGCCTGTTCCACAAGTCGATGCAGCTTATCGCCAAGAACCAAGATGCTCCGCGCATGGTGCGTCTGCGTAATACGTTCGTGCCGATTGACCCCCGTGTGTGGGATACGAACATGGATGTCGTCGTCAACGTCGCTATCGGTACTGGCAGCAACGAAGAGAAGATGGCGTTCTTGGGTCAAGTCGCAGCCAAGCAAGAGATGCTCATGCAGATGGGCGCACCACTGGCCGACATGCAGGGTTACTACAACACGCTGTCTCAGATGATGGCGCTGGCTGGGTTCAAAGACCCGACTGTGTTCTTCAAAGACCCAGCGATGATGCCACCTCCACCACCGCCTGCGCCACCGCAGCCGACACCGGAGGAGATGCTATCTCAGGTACAGATGGAAGCGATTCGTGCTGACATCCAGAAGAAGGCCGCAGAACTTGAGTTGCAGCGCGAAGAGATGCTGCGCAAGGACGACCGTGAGCGCGACAAACTCGATGCCGATATGATGATTAAGGCAGCCGAGATCGAAGCCAAGTACGGCGCGCAAGTCAACACGGCCAACATCGAAGCGTTGATGCAGCGCGACCGTGAGTTCCTACGCCAGCAAGGTGAGATGGAACGAGCCGCCGTGCAGGCTCAGCAGGCCCAGCAAAACGCACAGATGGCGCAAGCGGTTCAGCAAGCGCAGATGCCGACTGAAATGCCGATGCAACCTGAAATGCCACCAGAAGGAATGATGTAATGGC